CGGTGGACGTGTACTGATTTCCGTACTGTTTGACCAGCTTTTGGTGTAGCCCAAGTGCAAGACTGGTCATCTCCTCGTCTTGACCGAACCAAGTATTGCGCTCTTGCCACGCAACTGCCCTTGGGTCAGGACGAGCCACTGGGACTTCTGGATTGCTTTGTACCTCATCTTCATTATATTGTAAAGAGGGCACGTATTCTTTTGCTTTTTGCAACTTAAATTGGGCGCTATTAAGTCGCTCCTGCGCCTCAATCACCTTATCGGTATCACCCGCGTCGTAAGCTTCCCGATAAGCACGTTTAGCTGCGTCCAACTCCAATTCTGCTGCTGATTGGTAGGTTTGAAGGTATTCCCTTTCACCTTGGGAAAGCTTGCCTTTAAGGGATTTATTTTCCTCAAGGATACGCTTTGCCAATTCCTCCGCCGCCTGACGCTCACGCAGGGCTTGTTCCTTCTCCCGGCGTTCATCGTGAAACACCTTCTTCATCTGCTTCAGGCGAATTTTTACCTTCTCGGAGTAGTCCTCCAATTCATCCTGCTCAAGCTCTTCGACAATGTGTTTGGGTAACGGCTCCCGACCACGATCTTCTTCTGGGGTGTCGTCTTCTACTTCGAACTCGACCTCATTCTGCTTGGCCTCAACCGCGCCACCGGCTTTAGCTTCTTTTTCGTCGGGAAATTCAAATTCAACTTTATCCATGCTTTCTCCTTATGCGCGGCTAATGCCACGAGGGTCTTGTACGACTGCTTCTACCGTATCGTCGTTAATGAGGCGAAACTCTCTACCGTGAATTTTTAAACGAGTGCCGCTATTTGGACGCGCCAAAATAAAGTCACCCTTCTTGCACCACGGGCCATTCGGGAACTTCTTCTCATCTTTGTAGCAGTCAGGGCCAAGCTCGACAACAAAGAACACGGTCGCTAGTACTTCCTCGAACCGTCTAGTCTCATCAGCTTTGATAATCCCACTTTCATACTTCTCCTCTGCTTCCGGCAGTGCTACAAGGATGTGATACCCACTTGGTTTAGGTAGCTGTGTTGCTTTCGCTTCGTTTGATTCGGGTAACGTAGATGTTTCCCCGTTCTCCGTTGCGATTAGTATTTCACTCATCTTGGCTATGCTCCATTTGGTCTGCAAGGTCTAAGATAAAACCTTCTGCGATGGATAGACCCCGAATCTCCCCGCAGATTGCGCGATACTCTGCGTAATCCTTCATTGTGCCCTCGCTTACTGCATGAGCAAGCTGGGCTTGTTTCTCGTTAATACGTTCTTTGACGATTGCCAGTGTTTTGTCCACTGATTACTCCTTTGGTTTAGGGTTTTGCGCAGGGCGAGATGCTTCTCTACGGTCTTTAGCCGCTTGCATACCAAGGCGAACTCCTTCGGCCTCCATCTTGGAGTCAAGGTCTTGTTGCGATTGCATGGCTTTCGCGCCCACCTGTAGTCCAGCGATAAGCTGTTGTGCAGCAATTCGCTCACGCTCAATCTGCGCTCTTTCGTCTTGTGCAGCAGCATCAACTTCAAGCTTTTTCTCTTTGATGCCAACTTCACGCTCTTTGAGTTCCAACTCTTTCTGTTGCATCTGAACAATCGGGTCTTGCGCAGCTTGTTGTGCTTGCTGCTGTGCGGCTTCCGCTTGGTTCTTCTGCGACAGTTTGGTTGCTGCCATTGCCATCATGCGGCTGATCTGAACCTCCATCTCCTCTGGAATAGTCTCGCCATCCTCATAGTCAGGAATATCAACCGGAACACCCAACTGCTCTTCAATCTGTTTGCGGTACTCGAACGCGATGTGTTCGTTAATATGAGCCATCATTGCACCCATGATTGCGTTGGCTTGCGGGTTTTGCCCAACAAGTTGTGCAATCTTCGGGTCTTGCATTGCGGTCATATGTACTTGGATATGTGCTTCATGGTCTTGATACAAGAACGCCTTGACCGGCTTCATGTTCAGAATTGCCATGTTCTCTGACACAGGATCTTTTGGCTTCTGATCTTCCGAGGCAGGTACAAGCTTGTGAATATTCTTGATGCCCAAAACTTCTAGCATCTGCTTGTTTAACTCGACCATGTCATAGATTTGCGGATTAGCTTGTGCCATTTGCATAACCGCTTGGTACTGAACCACCTTCTGCGACATCGTCGCCGCATTTGGATCAGATACCGGAATCACATCGACGTTGGCGTAGTCTTGTTGACGTGCACGACGTGGGCCTTCTTGTGGTTCGTAGCTGTACTCTGTTGGGGCATACGCCGCGATGATGTTCTTCAAGAGCTTGAACTCTTGTTTCATCGCAAAGTGAATCCGCGCCTGAACAGCCGACATCACTTTCAGTTGACGCTCCAGCAGTGCGAGTGTCGTTCCAACAGGAGCCTGCGCCGACATATCTGAGACCTGCAAGTCAGCAGCAGAAGCAAAGCGCCGACCTTCATCGACGATCTGATCCATCAACTGCTTCAGGACAAGTGACGGCTCCTTATACGGCAGGGGCAGAATGTTGTCCCTGATAGTGCCGGAGGCCACGTCCACGTCACGCCATTCTCCCGGAGAGATCGGAGTATCGTCTCCCTTGGTACGCATTCCTTTGGTCTTTAGACCGCCCGGCAGGTTTGACAGCGTACCCGCGTCAACAAGTTGACGAAGGATGGAAGTGCCCGACTTGGCGTACGCGCCAATCAAGTGGATCAGGCCAAAGTAGTAGAAGCCAAAGCCCGGTATGTAGCCGTAGTGAACGAAGTGGGTTCGCTTCTGATGTGTGTCATCGTCTGGTTCCCAGTTGCGACGGATTGCCAGAATAGTGCCGCTACCCTTTTCCATCGTGACGATGTACGGTAACGCTACGCCGTCCTCGCTTTCAAACCCTTCCAAGTCGAGGTCAACTTGCATCTCAAGGAGCTTGTAGCGATCATCGGTGGTAGCACGGAAGCCCATCTTCTCCGCGATCTTCTTCTCGACATCATCCAATGTGTTCATCGGAGGGCCAAGCTCGATGTCGCGGTAGAAGCCTGCAACTTGCAGTTTCTTTAGCTCGTTCTCAGTCTTACGCATCACATGGGTTACACGTGGCGCATTTTGCAAAGTCTCTGAGCCGTAAGGCACGACCACATCTTCAGCAGGTACAAAAATAGAGACCTGACGCTCCAGCGATGGGTCGTAGTACACCTTCTTAAACGCATTACCCGACAGGCCCAAGCCCCACAGCATGCGCTCATGCTCACTGCGGTACTCGGTCATCACCTCAGTAAGCTGATAGTTCATATCCGCTTGAACGCGCTCCGCAGCGTCCTTCTTTTGAGTGGTCTCCTTTCCAATGATCTGCGTCTTAACCGGGCCACTCGCCGGGAACGTCGCCATAATCGTCTCGGACTGGAACTTAACCAGAGCCTCAGATAGAAGGGGATGGTAAACCCCGCAAGCGCCTTCCCACGGCTCACTTCGTTCCTCCAGTCTCATACCGAGTAGCTCAAGGCCATCGACGTAGGTCTGCATCCAGTCTTTGCGACTAGCCACGTCATCCTCAAAGTCACCCGTCAACTCACCTGCCAGCGTCTCCAGCGCGTCTTCACTGATCTTCTCAGCGAGGTTAGCGTTAAAGTCATCGTCCTCATCTTTACCCGGCTCAATCTCAATCTCCAAGCCACCCATGCCAATAGTTACCGACTCCGGGTCTTCGATCTCAATCTCGATTGCGGGTTCCTCGTCCATCATTCCCATAGCGTCCAGCCCTAGCGGCGCGCGGTTTAATGCTTTATCAATAGCCATGATCTATCCTTAGTAATAAGCTTTTCTGCGTCTGAACTCCGGCACCTCGTCCGGCTCGTCAAGTACCGAGCGAATGTAGCCACCTTTGCGAAAGCGCATTAACGCGAGAGATACCGAGTCAACATAGTCATCATGCTCCCCGCCGGGGAACGACGCTACCTCATCCACCACTTCTTCCGCCCAATGTGTGTTGGGTACCCAGACGCGCCCACTCGCAAAAATGTCTGATACCGCATTTAACCGGCTGATCTTGTCATTGCCTTTACCCGGTGTGAACTCTTGCACGGGTATACCCATCGACCGCATCTCATAGATGAGCGGCGCTCCGGTTGCCTTCTTCTCGATGATGATAGAGTCCGGCTCCCACTCCTTGCACTCCTCAATTGCCTTTTTCTTTAGCTCTGGAAACTCCATGCGCTTACGGAAGGCATTTAAGAGGATGATGTTGGCCTGCATTATCCCGCTGGCATCCTCCTGATAGAAGACCCCCCACGTGGTGCATGCCGAATAGTCAGCACGGTTGTGTTTCTCGAACGCCGTATCCCAGCTTTGCAGTACAAATTCACACTGCGGCGGGTTGTCTTCCTCCCATTCCTGCCACCATTCACGCTTGATGATTGCAGCAGACTCGGATGTGGGGTTCTGCATGTACTGCGCCATCCATTTCTGGTTGGGCAGTTCGTTTTTCAGGGCTTGGAGTTCTTTAATTGACCAAAACTCAGGCCAAAGCGGGTTGCCAGAGGGCAGAATCGCCGGAAACTCAATCACTTCCCACTCATCGCCGTCACGTTGCGCAGCGGCTTTCAATACTTGGCCCGTCAAGTCCTTCTTTGACCAGCGTGTCATCACGATGATGATCGATCCACCCGGCTGGAGACGCTGACGAGGCCCCGATGTGTACCATTCGTAGGTCTTATCGTAGATTTCCGGGTTTACTTCGGCTAATGCAGCCTCTTGTTCGCTGTGCGGGTCATCAATAATGAGAATATCCGCACCCTTACCGGTCACCGCACCGCCCACACCGATAGCGAAATAGTCACCGCCCTTGGATGTGTTCCATCGACCCGCCGCTTTGGAGTCTGATTGCAGTGAAGTCTCGGTAAAAACGTCTTTGTATACGTCGCTGTCCACCAAGTTACGGACTTTTCGACCAAAACCGACAGCAAGCTCTGCTGTATGAGACGTTTGAATTACCTTTTTGTGAGGAAAATTGCCCAGAAACCACGCTGGCAGCAGGTATGAGGCGAATTCTGACTTCGTATGCCGTGGTGGCATGTTGATGATGAGTCGTTTGCACTCTCCCCGAGCCACCCTTTCAAACGCTCTAGCCATCTTCGCATGGTGTGCCCCATCAATAAAGGAAGGCCAGACCTTATGGACGAACGCCATGAAGTCTGTTTTGGCTGCATCTGCCGCTTTCCTCGCTGCCAACTCCTCCAACAACTCCGCTGCTTTAACTTGAACTTCTTGCGGGAGGACGTTGAGCAGGGCGGGGTTAGTCTTGAGCGTCTGTAGCAGGTTCGGTTGTGCTGGGTTCTGGGTCATCCAGTGCCGCCAATTCCGCGTCTAGGTCGATCAAAGGTTTAGGCCGGGCGGTGTTTTCTATCACCTCGGCATTCCCCATGTATTTCTCCAAGAGCGTCACTAACTCGCCTTCAAGGTCGGCAGTAGACTTTTGTTTTATGGTGATCTCCATCTGTTCGCTGAACAGGTTCACACCTCTGCGTTTACCCAGCAGTTCTAGGGCTTTTAATCTGACTTTGGGGTCTTCGTCTTCCGTCTCTTCAAGGAGCCGGTTTGTGACGTAATTGGCGATGCGGCGGTTGGCACCGAGAAACTCGTGATCGTAATGTGTCAGGAGTGACTCTAATTTGAGGATAGCGCCGGGAGGAGTCTTGGCGACATTGAATGCTTTCTGCTCGGTGAATAGGTGGTGTGCTTCCACGCTGTCTTCATCCGTTACCTCAACCTCCGCACCCTCGTTCATTAGTTCTTGGAGTGTCGCGCATGCGGCGGCTGCTCGTTCACGAAACTGCTCCACCTCCTCCGGCGTTACGTCCAGTGGTAGTGGTATGCCAACTTCAGGTGTGATGACGAGGGGCATAGGCAAATTGTCATGTTCTGCTTTCGCAGATTTTTTACATACCCCCCGCCATATGGAACCTAAATAAAAAGGCAAGGGGGGTGTTTCTATTTTGCGCAGTATAGCCCTGCTTGGATTTTTTGCAAGGGGGTGGGGGTACCACCGCGCCTATCCTTGACGACATGTTAACAAATTAACATCGACAGCACCCCCTCCGCATAGTGTAGCTGTTTTCAAAAAATGCGTATCGGATGTGTGGAATACAGCGCAGCGGCGGGGGCGGAGTCCCATCTGCCAGCTTGGGGGGTGGGGGTAGGGTGGGGTCGCGGGGTGGCGGAACTTACTGTCTGACAGTAACTTCCAGGAAAGCTTGACAAGCGGAAAGCTTTATGGTGTAATGACGTCACTGCATCAGCGGATGCAGCAATTAACAAGGAGTTATCATCATGACTACTAAAGCCAAACAAACCAAAATCGTTAACGCTATCGACCAAGCTGTTAAGACATTGTCACAATCAAAACGCGATACTGCGAAACCTTCCGCAGTTACATATGTTGCAACAAAAGCGCATATTGAGTTAGCGCGTGAGGCCGGTGGATTGTCGAAAGTAATTCAGGACAATCAGGAGTACTTCAACAAAATTGCAGGTATGTTGCGTGATGCAAAAGTAGTAATAGGTGATGCGCGTAAATGCCCACTTGCAAAAGCTTTTCTTGCCGCGCGTTTCACTGGCAAGGTAGCTGCATCGACTAAAGCTAACGCGCTGTTAGCGTTTCGCAAAGCGGTTTCAAGCGGCAAAGAATATAGCGAAAATGCTTATCGCAAGGCCGATGCCAAAAAAGAAACAGCAAAAAAGGGTGCG